CGTCCTGCTCCCTACAACAGTAGCCACCGGGGGTCAGATGCGCACGTGTGCGCCGTGTATGCATGGTGGGATAGGTGTCACATGTGCGCCACTCGCCCCGGGCCTACGTACATCGCCCACGGTCCTATACCTACTCCGCGATCGTGTCAACAGACTTACACGGATCGTGTAGTTCGCGCCCACGCGCTCCCAAGACGTGGGCATGCATGCGCAGCACCACGAACGCGCGGAGCATGGGGTGGAGCTCCGGCTTGCGCTCCACCACCTTCGCCAAGCACGCGATCCCTTGCGCCACGTAACGGCACACCGTCCGCCCATTCATGCCAAGGCGGCGCGCCGTGGCCCCCGCGTTGGACGTGACCCAATAGTCCACCAAGACCGCGGCCATGAGCGGTCGCATGGGCCGCGGGGTGATGGTGCCTAGCGCGCGCGCCACTTCGCCCACGTCCATGTGAAGCTCGGGAAGCGTGACGGCCAGTCTAAGCCGGTACTGTGCGCGGAGTAGCCTGTAGCTAAGCCTTTGCTGTGACATTCCGCAAAGCGCGCCCACGTCCGCTTGGCGCATGCCTTCCCCGCATAGGCGAAGCCCTTCCGCTTCGGCCGGCGGAAGCCGCTCCAAGGCGCGTGTCAGCTTGGCCCGCATGGCTTGCCGGAGCTCGGCCCGGTGGACGTTGGCCGCTTCGATCAGCTCGGCCGCTTCGGCTTCGGCCGGCGGCGGCGCGGCCACGCACCGATCGATCATGTGTGGATCGATGGCTCGCATTGCGCGTCCCGTTCTGCAAACACTCGGCCCTGTAAGACGGCGAAGCGGGACGCGTCCGGTTCCCCACCGATCGCGGCCCGGCCGGCCCGCATGGCCGCGATCACCGTGGTCCCGGTGCCCGCACACGGATCGCACACCACGTCCCCGGGCCGTGTGTAGTCCGTGACTAGATCCTGCATGAGCCAAAGCGGCTTCGAACCCGGTAAAAGCAGCTTTTCCCGGGGCCCAATGTACGCTCCCGGGAGCGTGCCGCTAAGGGGCCGCATTCCCACCGGCCGCGCCACCAAAAGCCATATGGCCCAGCTGGACGGGCCGTCCCCGGACATCCGGCACGTCATGCCACGGATCACGCAAGGGATCGGCGCGAACACGTAGCGATCGGCCGCCTTGAAGGCCAGCTCATACACGGGGAGCTGATCGTGGGAGCACAGAACGGCCATCCAACGCGTGACGCGTGGGGACCACGTGGCCACGAACGCGCACGCTTGGGAGTCGCTCCATTGGGCGAAGTCCAAGCCGTCCAGCGTGACCCCGCGTGCTCCATCGTGCCGCTTCACCTTTTGGCCCGCGTGGACGCGGTCACTGAACGGCGGATCCGCGATCAGAACGTCCACGCGCTCCACGCGCGCTTGGAGCTCTTGGTGGGTGCATTGGTAGATCTGGACGTCCCCCGCGGATCCGCGTGGCTCCGTCATGGTGCGATCCCCACGTCCCAATTGTACGTCCCCGGGCCATCCTCCCCGTCACACGCTTCCCGCACAATTTCCGCGTATCGATCGCCGGCCAATACTCGGACCATCTGATCGATTACCCACGCTCTGTGATGGGACCCATCAATCCCGCCAAATTGAACCGCGATCTCTATCGCTTGGCCGATGACATTGTTCGGCCCGTCCCCCGCTTCGGTTGCCATGCATGCCTCCTACACGATCAATGTGTAGGAACCTACACGATCCATGTACGGCTTTACACGCGTGCTAACGCTTCGGAAGCACCTTCCCCACTTCCGCGGCCCGTGCTCCCCACCGGGAGATCCCGATCGCGGCGGCTTCATCCGGGCCAATACTGGCTAGCCCGGTTTCACGTTGGGCCGCGGCCAGCTCCAAGGCGCGGATCTGTTCCCGGCGCGCGCGCGCCGCCGTGGCCCCGAACAACGGCCGCCGCCACCGCGCCGGAAGCACACTCAAGATCCGCCGCTTCACCACCTTCCGCTCCCGAAGCTCCGCCATCCACCGTTCACGGGCCGCGCCAAGACCTAACAGTGTCTTACGGTTTCCACCCCATGGTGACTCTAGAATCACCACTAAGACGGTTTCGCTTTCGAATGCGGCGCGCAAGGCGCGGTCCACCACCCACGCCACCGTAACGCGGTCTTCCGTGTCGAGCTCCCCGCTACTCCAAAGCACACCCCGCACGCGAAGCGCAAAGCCGGATTTTGATGCGGTATCTATCCCTAAAACCGTACACTTCCACGGCGCGGCCGCGGACAAGGCGAGTGATGGATTAGGTGTCCTACGCTGGCTAGGCTTTGGCCTACGCGGGCCACGTTTTGCCCACCTATTGCGGGCCATACACACACCCCACTAAGCCAATACCCCATGACTTTCCAACCTGTAAGACGGTGAGTGTTCGTGTGGTCTTTTCCGCGACAACGCCACCTAATGCAAGGTCGGTGGATATCTCGAATAGTGGGTTTCGAACCTTCCTATCCACCCACTGTGCGATGATGTGTGAGCTGCGATCATTCAGCGTACCTACACACAGTGCTTCCCACTCTGTAAGATGAAGTACGGTCACCCCTTGGCGTCGCAGGTGTGAGTACGTGACAGTGTGCCATGTGTGGAACACGGCGCGTTTACCGCATAGCCAAACCAAGGCGAAGGGAAGCGGGAGCTCGGCCCACGGTCCGACCGCCGGGAGCTCGGCCAGCTCGGCCACGGCAAGCGCGGCGGAAGCCTCCAAGCCGGCCGGGAGCGGCACGCCATGGGGTAGCGTGGCCCGCGTGGGCCCCGGGGCCGGTGGCGGCGCGGGGGACCCATGCTCCGGGGCCGGGGCCGGTGGCGGCGGGGCCCGTGCGGGGTCCGGGATGGGTATGGGCGTAGGCATGGGGTCGCCGATCGTGATGTCCTGGAAGCGCATTTCCAAAATCCTCAATGATTACATGGTCATTTCACAATGTGTCCCGAGGTGTCCCATAAAGTGTCCCAAAGAAATTGGTGTCCCCATCCCCGTTTTTGTAGTGGTTTCAGCTAGTTCCGCCAATGTGTCCCATGTGTCCCGTGTGTCCCGTGATTTGAATACCCCCTTCATGTGCGCGCCCACGCACGCGCACACATGCATGCGCGCACACGCACACACACATGTGTGAACACTTGATTTCACGGGACACATGGGACACATGGGACACATTGGCGCAAGGGTTCGTAACCCTTGCGGATTTCGGGAATGCTTCCGGCGGGGCCGCGGGACACGGTGTCCCGGAGCGCGTGGGACACATTGCGTGGCGCGCCGATCACTCCGTGCGTTTCCAAACCACATAGCGTGCCTTCCCTTGATTCACGATCGTCCGGCGCGCTTCGGGGCGAAAGCGATCATCGTTGGGCGTGGTTTCGATGCGTCCGGCTTTCGCCCACTCACGCATGACTGACATGTAAGATCTATTGTGCTTGACGAATAGATCCCTAAGCGATCGTGCGTTGATCCAGGTTTCGATTACTTGCCCGCTATCGTCCACCACGCGGACCCCGTGGCGCGGCCCGGCATGGGAGTGCGGCGGCCGCACCGATCCGCGTGTGGTTTGCTGCGCGGCCGGGAACGCTTCGGGATTGGACGCGATCCAGGTTTCGAGCTCCGCCGCCATGGCTTCGGCCGCGCTTTCAATCGGTTCCGGATCCACCCCGTCCGCGTGCTGGCCGCTGCATACGGATTCGTGCTTCGCGAAGCCGTAGGCTTGCACCAAGAGCGCTTCCACCACGCCTAACAGGGAGTAGTAATCCGCCGTGCGGGAGCGCACTCCGGCCGCTTTGGTGTCCCCTAGATACTTGGCCCGTGCATGTTCCCGGAGCTTGACTATGTGGGCCCACCCATTCGGGTCTTGCGCCAAGAGATCCGCAATCCACCGGGCCCCGAAGCTTCCCGCATGGCGCGCACAGTCGGACGCAAGCGCGTGGATCTTCGGCGCGTCACCGTCCAAAGTGCCGAAGCCTTCCACGTTCAGCGCCACCACGCGGGCTTGCGCGCCGGTGGCCATCCCTTCGCCCAAAGGGATCTCACCGGCCGATAGCACCACCGTCCGCCAATGGCGCGCGCGTTGCGCCGCCGCCGTGGCCGTGAGTCTTCCCCGCGACTCACCATTGGCCAGCGTGTAGATCAAGCGCTGGACCGTGACGGGGTCACTCGCACCCACTTCATCGTAGCAAAGCGGCAAGTCCGAAAGCGTGGCGGCGCGGAGCTCGGCCGCGTTGGCCGTGGTGTTCCACGTGGCGACCCACGCGGGATCGTCCGGATCCCCGAACATCGAAGCCGCAATGCGTAACATGGTCGTTTTGCCGCGGGACGAATCCCCGCAAAGGTGGAGCGCGAAGCCGCGGCTTCGCAGTGGCCTTAGGAGCGTGGCGGCCAAAGCGGCACACATGATCCGCCGCATGACCGGCCCCGTGTCCCAAGCGCGCCGGAGTGCCTCCGCGTGGGCTTCGAATTCACCCCGGGGCCGAAGTGCCGGGGCCACGCGGTCCAGCTCCCCGGCCACGGTGAACCCGTCCGCGTGGTCCAGCACGAAAGCCGCGCCGGCCTCCCCCGGGGTGCCGATCCATCCGGTGTGCGATACGGCGCGCGCCACCGGGAGCACGGACTCATTGGCCAGCTCCAACGCCAAGAACCACGGGGCCATGTGCTTGGCCGTTTGGCTCGTCACCGGCGCGCCCACGGGGCCGAGCTCCGCCACCATGGCCCGTGCATCGATCAAGGCTTTGCGCGTCACTTGGGCCGTGGCCCACGCGCCGTTCGCTTTCCACGTCACGGTGGCGTTCTGTTCCCCGGTCACGTAGTCCGCGGCACGCGCCGTGATCATGATCGGGGCCGGGCCCACCACCACCGTTCTGTCCCCCGCCGCGCACGTCACTTGGCCCGTGGCCGAGATCTGGTATCCCCGGGGGATCGCCATGTCCGCGGGGATTGGCGCGCCGGCCAAGCACTCCACCGCACTGGCCGCGGTGGTAGTGAGCTCCGCGGGGTCTTGGAGCGCTTGCGCGTCTTGCTCGATTACGGCCCGCGTCTTTTCGGCCCCGAACATGGCCAAGTAATCGTCGATCCCTTTGCACGGGCACCGCTTAGGAGGTGTGACAAACCACACCGCGGTGGCCCCGGCTTCGATCAAAGCGTCCCGGAACGCGTGCGCGGCCCGCATGACACCGGCGTTTTCCCACGCGTCTTGATCGTACACCAAGACGTGTTCGCGGCCCGTGATCCGGACGTGGGCGAGGATCGTGGGGTGGATCGTGCGCGGCCCGCGTTCACCCTTTGCGCGCTTGGCGGACCACGACTCCACCCCGGTTAGACCCACCACCGTGTAGCCTAACTGTTCGAGTGCTAGCGCTTTCTTTTCACCTTCCGTCCACAGTTGTGTCCCGTCTGACTGTAGCAAGCCGTCCGCGCGCGCACGCGGCGGGAAGTAGACCATGATGCCTATCCCGCGCGGCTGATCGTACTTGGCGTGACGCTTGCGGACCTTGTCATACCACGGGTGATCCGCGCGCACGCGGAACGCGAACGGGGCCAGTGGCGGCGCGCCGGGGAGGTGGAAGGGGAACGCGATCGCGAAGCCGGAGTGGAGCGGATGCGTCCGGCCGAGTAAAGCGATCGCTTCATCTCGCGTTTCAATCGAGTACAGATCGGCCGCGTCTATCGTCGCATCGGTGAGTCCGGATGATTCGCGAAGGTGCCGCCGGTGGGCTTCGGTGAGCGCGCGCGCCGTGGGCGGGGGAAGCGGCGGCGGGGTGTAATCGGGCTTGCGCTTGGTGGACGCGGACTCCGTATCATCATCACCGCGGGCCATGTGGACTACACCTCCGCGTGATCGTGCTCCGGGTTCGCGGTGGTGTGGTGGGGGTCAGCTCCGGGGATTGGCACGGGGTCCGGTGTACGCTCCCCGTATTCGTGGTGTGTGATCATTCCCGGCGGTTCGTGTGCGGCTTGTGTGCCGGTGGCACTTGCAATGTGTTGTAACGCTTCGGCCACGGTGAGCTCGGCCGGCGGTGGTGGCATATTGGGCACCACGGCCAAGCCATGGTGGCGGCGGCGGCGGCGCGAACCTATCGGCACCGGCGCGGCCACCGTGGGCGGATCCACCACGTCCAGCGTGAGCTGCAGCTCGGCCGCTGTTAGCGCGATAGTGTCCAGCGCTTCCCCGGTGTCCGTGCGGTGTGCGGTCTTGGAGCGCTCTTGATAGTTCGCGCGCCATTCCACGGTGATGGCCCGCATTTCGAAGCCCGCGTGGACCACGGTGGCGATTCGGCCGGCTTCGCGTGCGTGGGAGCGTGCCAACTTAGACAGCTCGGCCGCGTCCGCTTTGAGCGATGCGGCTTGCTCGGCCGCGGCCGCCATGCGGGCCCCGCGATCTAGTTTTTCCGTGTCGGTGAGCTGGCACGCTAGATCCCGGACTTCGGTGGTGATCACCGGCCGTTCGTCGGTGGTGGGCGGCTTGGTAGCGTCGCTCATGATGCCACCGCCTTGCGGCCGCGGCGGGACGTGGTGGTGGTGGTGGTGCGCGCGCGCTTGCTGGCCGCGGCACGGCCGGTGGAGCGCGTGGACTTGGCCTTGGCCGGCTTGGCCGCGGGCTTCGGCTTGCGCTTCGCTCCCACCGCCGCGGGCTTCGGCTTCGCGTTGCGCTTGGCCTTGGGATCTAGCGGGCCGCAAAGATCCGCCATAGTGACGGCCCCGCCGGTATGTTGGACGATCTTGAAAGCGTGCTCCAAGCTGGCCCGGACGCGGCCGTGGGCGATCAGCCATAGCGTGGACACACCCCACTGCTTGGCACACACAGTGATATGACGCTTAGGATCGGCGTCGAACCACTGCTTTAGCGGGGTGGTAGGCTCGTCAATTGCGGACGCTTCGGGGGTGGGCATGGGGTCCACCACGCTACACGATCCATGCGTCGGTGCGTGAACGGATCGTGTAACGCGTGCATAGGTCCCAAAGGTGACCCAGCGTCACCAAAGCGCCCACATTGCGCATTTTCCGGGGTTTGGTTGCCGTTCCCGGGGTGCGTATTGGCTCTTGACTGGATAGGGTTACATCTTGCATCTATGCATACGTGACTCAGCGTGATAGCCAAAACCCGCTAGCCGCCAAGACGGTTCAGGCGCGGATCCGCGCCTTGTACGAAGCCCGGGGATTCAATCGCGCCACCTTCGCGCGCGCACTGAACGTGGGCTATTCGGTGGTGGCAAATTGGGAGTCACCCACGAACCCGTACTCACCAAGCATTCCAAACCTCCGCGAAGCCGCAGTGGTGCTTCGCGTGAGCACGGATGATCTGATCTTCGGAATGGAGCCACGTCCGCAAATGCTGTCCCCGAACATCCCCACACAAGGTCACGGGGCCGGCGCATATTCGATTGACTTGGGCACGCTTCGAATCGCGCTGGACCGCGTGAGCGCTTCCGCGGCGGCGCGCGAAGCCTTAGTCACGCATATGGAGTCCCCGCGGGGACAGCTCCAACGCGTGACCGTGGACTACGCTTTGGCGTTCGCGGAAGCGTGGGACGAAAGCCGCACCGCCGGGGCCGATGATACGGCCGCCACCAAGGCGGCGGTGGGGGCCGCTATTAACGCGCGCGCTGAATCGAGTGCGCGCGTTGGAGCGATACGATCCACCGTGCTAAATGCAGTCGGCCCCGAAGCCCCGGCGGCACCTTCGCCAAACTCTCACGCGGGATCCCGTGGCGCATTTCCGTCAAACGGATCCGCCACGCGTGATAAAGCCGCCGGTCCCACACCGGGCAAGGGAAAGAATCGATCGCGTCCCCCTGCGAAAAAACGCGTTCGTCCGAAGCTTCCGCGATCGCTCTGAACGGAAGCGCCACGTGGAGCGGGATCTCCCACGAATCAATAGTCAAGACGTCCGCCACCGCGATCGCGCAATGGGCCGCTAGGTTCAGCGCTGGCCGATCCGGATCGTAGCGGATGATGGCGATCGTCCCGGGATAGCGGCCCATGAGCTCCGCGATCTCCGCCTTGGTCGGATCCGGATCCCCCGCGGATTCTTCGGACCACACGATCCCGGCGGCCCGTCCCCACGCCCACGGATCTGCATATCGATGCATAGGCGGTATGGGATGCGACAGATCCGCCACTGTGCGCAAGTGAAATCCACGCAGATCGCAAAAGCGCACTGTGTGCGCACGCGGGCCGGTGTGTATGCACGTGTGCGAACAAATTGCATGGTGATGCGTGCATAGGTGCGGCTTTGTGGCGGTGAGCGTCCGGACTAGCTGATCGGGGCCGTCTTGCGTAGGCCTACACGATCCGCGTATACGCGGTTACATGGATCGTGTAGCGGACTCATTGTGGCCGTGGGACCACCGCAAGTATGGGAGTCTGTTAGACCCCGTCCATAAGTCTCACTGTAGTTATTTCGTTGGACATTTTGCGTGTCCAAAACAGTTCCAATACGTGCGGACTGATAGGGACGGCCAGCTCCGCGAATCCGGCATGCGTGCGAGTTTGGGCACCGCCGGCCACGCGGTGGTGGCCATGGTGTTAGATGGCACGTGGACCGGCCACCGGGACGCGGGAACGATCGCGCGCTGGATTGCGCGCGCCGTGCCGGACGCGGATCCGGAAGACGTGATGGACACCGCGGCCGCGGCGGACGGCTTGATCGCGGACTTGCCGCGGTGGGTCTTGCGTGTGATCGGGGTGGAGCAAGGCTTCATCGCGCCGTTCGGTGATTACTGGCTCGCTGGACACATCGATCTGATCTACGAACCCGTGGCGGCCCCGGGCACCGTGGCCATGTGTGATTGGAAGTTTGGCGCGCAAAAGCCGCACCCCATTGCTTTGGAACACGGGTTCGAAGCGGGCTTGTACTCGGCCGCACTGCACACGGGGTACTTTGAAGATCCCGTGGGCCGTGACCGCGTGGGCTTGGAACGGGATCTGATCCGCGAAGTCCAAGCCGCGGCGGATCCACGGTACGTCAAGCCCACCTACGGGGCTTTCCCAAGCCAGATCCACCAAGTCCACGCGGCGGACTACGTCCCGTATAAGCGCGCCGGGAGCAAGCTCTTGGAGCGGCCGGAAGACTTGGCGCTGCATGGGTATAGGGAAGCTACCCAGCACAAGTACAAGGCGGGGGATCGGCGCGGCGGGGCTTGGATGCCTATTAGGTTGCGGCCGGACGTTCTGTCCCGCTTCCACTCACGCTTGCGGGTGATCGTGGGGACGGTCCGGCTTGGCCGCTTCATTGATAGCCCGGACGAAAAGTGTGGACGGTGTCACTACCGCGGAGCGTGCTTGAACGCGGGGTATGCAGCGGGGAGCACGGAAGACGATTACGCCGCGCTAGCGCGGCTTGAAAAGGCGGAGCGTGCACATGAGCGCGGAAAGCTCACGTGAGGATCGGATCCCTCTTTTCCGGGATCGGTGGTCTTGAGCTGGGTTTGGAGTGGTCCGGGCTCGGCCACACGGTGTGGCAAGTGGAGCGCGATGTGTTTTGCCGCGGAGTGTTAGCTAAACATTGGCCCCGTGTGGAGCGGTTCGAGGATGTCAAAACAGTTGGACGAAACAACCTCCGTCCCGTGGACCTTATTTGCGGCGGGTTCCCGTGCCAAGACGTCAGCAGCGTTGGCCGGAGAGCTGGCCTTGGTGGTGCTAACAGCGGCTTATGGGTCGAGTTTTTACGGATCGTCACAGAGCTCCGGCCGGGGTGGGTCGTGGTCGAAAATGTCGCCAGCGGAGCGGCTAAGTGGGTCGATTCCGTGCGCACGGGCTTGGAACAGCAGGGCTACGCATGCTTACCGGTGCCGCTTGCGGCGGCGGATGTTGGAGCTAAGCACCGGCGCGCGCGCGTCTTCATCATTGCGGCCCACACTCACGCGCCAATCGTACGGAACGAACCGCGGGGGAGCCGCTGGCCGCGTGGGCAAGGTCCGGCCATCGCTCCGCGCGATGGCCGGTGGGCCGCTGAACCCACAATGGGCCGAGTGGTTCATGGGATTTCCCGCGGAGTGGACGGAGCTTCGAGTCGAGTCGCGGCGCTAGGCAACGCAGTGGTCCCGCAATGTGCCGAAGTGATCGGACACATCATTCAAGAATTGGAGCGTAGCTATGAGCGGAAGACGTGAACGTGAACAGTTAGACCCCGTGTCCATCCCGGACGTGGAATGCATCGCGGCCACCGAACGCGCGATCCGCGTGGTGATCGCGGGGGACACGCGGTGGATCCCACAATCGCAGATCACACCCATGTCCGAAGTGTATCAGTTGGGCGATCGCGGAACGCTGATCATCACCGCGTGGTTCGCGGAAAAGGAAGGGATAGGTGATGGTTGATATACGTACATTCTCGCAAGGGGAAGCGGCGCGCGCCGGCCGGATAGCGGACGCTTTGATTATCGCCATGCGGTACGGCCACCGCCGCGGCCGCGAACGCGCGTGGGTCTTGGATCAGATCGTCCGTGCGCTCACCGGACGGCAATACCGCGAATGGGTCGCACACTTCGAAACGAACGATCGCAAATGGGATGAAGGGACAGAACCACAATGACTCCCTTAGAGTCCGGATTGCGTCAAGCGGCTGTAGCGGCGGCGCGCAAATACTCCGCCGGGTTCTACATTCAAGACGGCAAGCTGCGATGCGGCACCAATGATGCGCGCATACTGAACGATCCGGACGCGCTAACCCTGACGTGTTGGGCGGCAGACTGGTTTCGTCTTGGATTTCCAACAATGACAATCGGCCACAAATACGCGGCCGCCCTAATGACAACAACGATCCCGGATATCCCAATCATGGCGCCGTGGCCGGCTTTTCTTGTGCGATTGCCGGACCGCATGATGTCACTGGAAAACGGTGACCGCTTAGAACCATTATGTCACATGGTATGCATACACGCCGCTAGCATGTGGTTTTGGTTCGCGTTTACCGAAGGTAAAGCAAACTTACACCGACTAAACCTCTCAGAGTCAGAAATGCGCAACTTTGGCTTTGAGATCGATGGCAGCAACCTAACGAAATATGATGAGCGCACCATGGTCGCGTTGACACGTCTACTCATGAACGCATGCGTAGCCATGTCAGATCCCCGCAACGTTCGACCTTCCGCCAAGGGAACCGCTCCACCGTCCATCGATCCATCGGGTTTCCCGCGGTACGGCGGCGGCACGTTTCAGCTTGGCGCGCCGGTAACTGTCGATTGTAGACAGCCGCTCCAAGCGTTCTTGCGCGGTGTCCCGCACGCAAGATCGTCGCTTCGGTGGCTAGTGCGTGGACACTGGCGAAACCAAGCGTGCGGGCCGGGACTTGAACAACGCGCAATGAAGTGGATCGAACCGTACTGGAAAGGTGATCGGGAAAACGCGCTGCTGATTCGCGATCACAAGCTTAGTCGAACAGTAACCCCTAACAACGTCACTGCAGACACGGACTAAAACACATGGCACCTAGATCAAACGCTAACACCGCGAATCCTTCCACCGCCGCCGCACCGGCCGCGCCACCTTCCACCGCACTGACTAACCCGGCCGATGAAGCCGCCGCGCTGGCCGCCTTGAACGCATCCGTGGAAGGGGATGAAGTTTACGACGGCTTTTCCGAGAGCATGGGATCGGATCAGTTCCGGCTTCCCCGCCGCCTTTTCAATCAGTCCAAAGGGACAGACGTGGACGGTAACCGGCTTGTTCCGGATGTGTACTACGATCCGATTTCACAGCGCTCCGCCAAGACGATCGATGCGATCTTGATCATGGAGCACACCACGCGTGCGTTCACTACGTACGATGAAGACACGGAAGAAACGACATACATATGTATGTCGAACGATTGCGTGACCGGGATCGAACAAGCCACGCAACGGCCGCGCACATGCAAGGGGTGTCCGGACGCGGCGTGGAAAAAGAACGCCAAAGGGAAGCGTTCGGTGAACTGCGACGAGTCTTACTACGTGCTGGCCGTGGACATGGCCACGCGCGAACCGTTCGTGATTTTGTTCCGGCGGACTTCGGCCAGCGCGATCCGGACCCACGTGCAAAGGCACCACTTCGGCAAGCGTGAGCTCCCGGACGGCCGGAAAGCAAACATGCCGCTCTATTGGCGGCGCGTGCGCTTGTCCTTGGAGCTGTCGGAAAACGGCAAGTATGCCGTACCGGTGATCGAAGTGACCGGTGTCACGGACCCCGCTACGGCGGACATGTGCCGCGAAACGCTGGACGCGTACCGAAGCATACTCACGCGCGCGGAAGACCACTCCAAGGCGGAAGCGGCCCCGGCGGCGGCCGCTAACGGCGGCGGCGGCGGCGGCGCGCCTAACACCAGCTTCGATCCGGAAGACTTCGATCGGAGCTGATCATGGGAGCATCGATCACGCTTCGGGGAACGCTGGACCGGTGGCAGCAACACGGGGACACGGGGTGGGGGCGCGGCACGTTCACGCCCACCACGGGCCCCGGGGACCGCGTGACCGTGGTGGGCACGATCCGCGGAGCTCGGCCCGGTGACGCGGTGGAGCTCACCGGCACACACGAAACACATCCCAAGTACGGCGCGCAGTTCAAAGTCACCGCCGGGGCCGTGACGATCCCGGACTCCGTGGACGGCGCAGTGGCGTGGATCGCCCACCACCTTCCGATGCTAGGGAAGAAACGCGCGCGCGCCATGCTGGACCACTTCGGGGGACTGGACGCGTTTTGGAAGGTGGTGGAGTCGAACCCCGGCCGGCTGGCCGAAGTGCCGGGGATCACTGCGGAGCGTGCGGTGGAGATCCAAGCGGTCTATGCGACGGTGAAAGACACACGCGAACACGGAAGCACGCTCCGCGGGTGGGGTTTGACGGAAGGTCAGATCTCTAAATGCATGATGGTGTTCGGCCGGGATCTAGCGGACGTGGTGGAAGCCATCCGCGCGAACCCCTATCAACTGTATGAGCGCGTGCCGGGGTTTGGATGGCTCACGGCGGACGCGGTGGCGCGCCGCACCGGGATCCCTATGGAGTCCCCGGTGCGGATCCGTTCCGCCTTGCGGCACGTTCTAGAATCACACATGAGCGAACACGGCCACGTGTTCATGGTGCCGATCGATTTCCAAGTGGCGGTGGGTGAGCTCTTGAGTTTGAGCAAGCTCACCGTGTTGGACTCAATCGATATCGCTTTGGCCAAGGGGGAGATCATCCGCCGGGGCAAGCGTATTTACGCGGCGAAAATCGACGCGATCGAAATGCTGTTAGCGGATTACATCGTTAGACGCGGAGGGTTAGTGTATGCGAACCGTAGTGATCGAAAGTCCAATGGCGGGCCGGCCGCCGGCATGGGTGTGGAAGATCTTTCGTCCGGCGGTGGCGTGGATCCTATATCAACGTAACCGTCGGTATGCGTTGGCATGCGTTAGACACGCGGTGTTAGTCATGGGTGAAAGCCCCTACGCATCCCACGTGATGTTCGGCCACGCGCTGAACGATCGCGTGGCCGCGGAGCGCGATGTGGGTATGCGAATCGGTTTCCAGTGGGGGGCCATGGCCGAAGCGCGGATCGTATATTGTGACCTTGGGATCGCCCCGGGCATGGAAGCCGGGATCGCGAACCGCCCCGCGGGCCAAGTGTTGGAGTTTAGATATCTAGATCCCAAGAACGTCCACCGGTGCGACATGTGCGGGGTGATGGTTCCGCCGGACACGAACCATTGCGGATCCACGCGGTGTGCCGTGGCCGTCCACATGAAGCTCCCGCCGCGGCCGGCCGGCGGGGGAACCATCCGCGGCCCGTGGGGTGACACGTGAGCGCGCTGGTTTTGGACGCGTCCCAAGCCCACGCGGTGGAGCTTATGCTCCGCGCGCGCTTCGGCTTGGTGACGGGCCCACCGGGGTCCGGCAAAACCACCACGCTACGGACCGCGCTGGCCGAGCTCCCGCCGGGGGAACGCGCGGCCCTTGCGGCGCCCACGGGCAAGGCGGCGCGCCGGATGGAGCAAAGCACCGGCCGGCCGGCGGTGACGCTTCACCGGTTGCTAGGGTACCGGCCCGGGGCCGGCTTCACCGTGGACGCGGTGGACGCGTCCGTGGTGATCGTCGACGAAGCCAGCATGATCGATTATGAGCTCGGACTTGCGCTGATGGAGCGCACGGGCCACGCACGCTTGATCCTAGTGGGCGATGCGGATCAGCTCCCGCCGGTGGGCCCCGGCCGGATGTTCGGGGACTTGGTGGACTCCGAAGCGGCCCCGGTGGCGCGGCTTCGAACCCAGCACCGCGCCGCCGCGGAGTCATGGGTGGCGCGCAACGCTCCGCGCGTTTTGACCGGTGGGCCGCTTGAACTGGACGCGTGCCCGGGGTTTGAGCTGATCGAAGTGGAGCAAGCCGCGGACGTGCCGGCGGCCGTGCGCGGGGCCATCGTAGCGGCGGGATATTCACGGGCCGGCGGCGCGGACGCGGTGCCGCCCATGGTCTTGTCACCACAGAAACCCGGCGGCGCGGGGTGTGACGGCTTGGGCCGGGAGCTCGATTCGCTCTTGAACCTGAACAGCCCCGTGGCGGCGGACGGGGAACCCACGCGTTCACGCGGGCCGGACCGCGTGGGGATTCGGCTTGGGACGCGAGTGATCCAAACCGCGAATGACTATGACTTGGGCGTGATGAACGGGGAGCTAGGCACGGTCACGGACTTCCCCGCCGGTGGCCCGATCACCGTCCACTTCCCGGACTTGGGATCGTTCGCGCAATACACGCTCAGTGACTCGGACGCGTTGCAGCAAGCGTACGCGCTCACCATACACAAGACGCAGGGGAGCGAGTTTCAACACGTGATCTGTGTAGTCCATTCGACACACACACGTATGCTCAATAGATCGATCCTGTACACCGCGATCACGCGCGCCAAGGCGAAGGTGACGATCGTGGGGGACCGCAAGGGGATCGGCCGCGCCTTGAAGAAAGACGGCGCGCGCCGGGACACCACGCTGATCGAGAGAATCGCGGGGACTTTGGAAGGTGTGAGAATCTAGGAACTAACGGATAGGAAGGAAACTGTTTATGCTAGACGAAAATGAGGAAACGCAGGAAACGATGTTCATTCCGGTTCCGCCGCCGGTGGACATGCTCCCGATCGGATCCGCACCGGCGGAAAACATCCGCCCCGCTTTGGAGCTCACGCGTCAAATTGCGGAGCTAGGGATCCTTGGTGTGGTGGTGGCGGTCACGCCCACGCAAAGCGGGCACAAGCTGGCCATGCCGGATTGGAGTCACCTATCCGCCGGTGGCGGCGGCTTAGCTCTGGACTTGATCTCCGCACGCGTGGTGCCCGAGGTGGGCGGCCGCGTGGGGTTCACGGCGGAGCTTGCGGACGAAGCCGGTATGGATCGGACCATGTCCGCTTTGAACGCGGTGTGCGAGCTCATACGGCGGACACGCGAAGCGGCGGACGGCCTAGAAAAGGTGGTGAACGCCACGCTTGCGGGGATGGCCCGGTTAGGTGTGGACGTGGTGAGCACAGCGGATCTCCCCGAAGCTGACACGGCGGAAGGGGACCACCCCGCGGATGATGAAGTCACCGCACCGGGATCCACCGCTGAACCCTTGGACGTAGTGGAGTAACCCCCATGTCCACCGCACCGATCACGATCACGTGTGACAACGCACTGGCCGCCACCGGTATGTCGTGGGCGCAGTGCAAACGACTGGCCCGCCGGTTGGGCGTGCCGGTGATGAAGCTGTCCCACAAATGTATGGTGATCGATGCGGTGCTGTTCTTGGACGCCATGCGTAAGTCCGGGGACTACCGTCCCGCACCGGTGGCGGCGGATGATGTGGACGCGGCCCTTATAGCGTGCGGACTCAAGCGGTAGCTCCCCACGGGGTATGTGGGCGGATCCGAAAATCCCCCGCCGGGAGCGAACCCGGCGGGGTGTTTTTTTGGCGGACACGTCCACACGGTCACATGTACGGTTGCGCTATGGGTCTTGCCTACTTCAATCGCCAAGGGGAGCCAATGACGGCGGATGAATGGACGGTGGAGTTTGAGCGTTGGCCCGATCGCCAGCTCGCACTCGACCGCATAGGGGACGCGGTGGTGAGCACGGTGTGGATGGGGATCGGCATTCACTACGATCCCGCCGGCCGGCCGTTGATTTTTGAGTCCCGCGTCACCGGGCTTGACACGGAAGCGCGTCACTACATCTGGCCCACCGAGTCCGAAGCCGCGGCCGGCCACGCGGCTTTGTGCGAGCTGATCCGGGAGCTGAAACGTGAGTCCCCTTAGCTCACATTCCCCCGTTGACAGATCCCGAAAGTACAAAACCCCGGCCGGTTTTCACCGTGCCGGGGTTCTTTTTTTCCAGGTAGCAAGCGCTAAGCGTTTGCCATCCGCCGGCAACCGATGCTGTCATATGCGCGAATATGGAAATCAATCACACGCAAAAGCCCCGGAAACCTTTCGATTCCCGGGGCTTTTGACTGTTTGTAGGCGTAGCTCTGCTACGTCTAAAGTCGGCGGATTATTGAATGGTTGCAGCTAGTTGCTTCCGGCGCCCGCCGCGGCCCGGCAATAGACGGCGAACGCCGGTGGCAATGATGATCTGACCGGTGCGGAGCTCCGGGATAGCTAGGTTGAGTGGAGCAAGGTCCAGCCACCCCGCCGCGCGGAACAGCTCCGCTTCGCGCGTGTAGCGCTTGATCATTTCCGCGGACGTGTGGCCGGTGTGTTCGCGGACTTCCGCATCTGTCAAGCGGCGTGCGATCCCAAGCGTGACCCACAAAGCGCGCAAGTCATGAGCGCGTGCCCAGTCCTGCGAACCCGCTTCCGTTCCACGCTCAAACAGGATCGGCCGCGTCTTACGTAGGCCGGCCGCTTCCAAATACTTCCGGTAGTACATGGCCGCGTGGGCTTGCGGGAATGTCGGATGGAAGATCCGGTCAGTGGACTTGGCGTTCGGAAAGTACATGTCCCGGTATTGCTCCAAGCCTTCCACCGTGCCGGCGGATGCCACCCACTGTCCCCATTTCTTGGTCTTCCTCCACCACGCGCGGAGCACGTTCGCCTTACCCATCTTGATCACCCCGGCCCACGTGAGATCCCACGCATCATCCATGCGGGCCCCTTCGCGGGCTAGGTAGGCAAAGAACACGCGATCGTGGACGGAGATCGCGGTGCACTCACATACGGCTTCGTCATCGGTGGGCCATAGCGTGGCGGGGACGCGGTGGCGGGTTTGCTTCGGACGTGCGCCGCGGGGGACGGGGTAGATCTTGATCAGCCGTAGTGGGTACACGGCCAGCGAAATCACACGCGCCGCCGTGTTCCACACGCCCACGCGTGCGCCTTGGGTAAGGTGTGCGCAGCGCTCCGCATTGAACACTTGGGTCAAGTGGTCCACGTCCACCACTTCCACCGGCACGTGGCCGATCTCCGGATAGATGTATTCCGAAAGCTGACGTTTGAGATCGTCCAAGCATGCACGTTCTTTGATCCCTTGGATCTCCCCACGCATCCACATTTCGCCCACGTCCCGGACGGTCTTCCCCACACGTGTGGCGCGGTCCTTGGTGATGTTCTGTGCCACCAAGCCGTCCCGGATCATCCGCTCCCACGCGGGCCGGAGCATGGCGCCGTCCAAGCCCACGGTGACGCGTGCGGCCCGGTTGAGCTCGGCCGTGAGTTCATCACGCGTCACCGTGCCGGTGGCGAATAGCACGCGTGCGTGCTCCACGATCGCGCCTTGGAGCCAGTCCGTGTGAGGATCCCCGGGAAGCCGGTGGAGCGGCACCGAGATCCGGGACGCGCCGCCACCGAGTGAAATGCGCACGATCACCGTGCCGTCCTTCGCGTAATCACGACTGCCGCTTGCTGGTTTGCCCACGTGTTTTTACTCCTAAATCCGGCCCGGAAACTCGGACCGCGTAGACGTAGTGAACATGATCGAAGTGAGTTTGTCACGCGTGCATAGATCGATCGTGTAGGCGTGCCGTGTAGCGGTGCCGCGGACGGCGGCGGATTATCGCTTGACGAAAATCTGTTTCGCACGTATACTAAACTAACCCTGGGTACTGGACCCAAGCGTGTGAGCGCGAACGCATACGGCCCGCGGTGATTATCGCTTGACGAAAATCACCGCGGGCCGTATACTGATATTACCCTGGGTACTAAGCCCCGGCGGGGCCGCGCTAGCTCCCGGTGCGCAGCATGTCCCGCCACACGAGAAACCCGATTATCCACGCTATCCCGATCGCAGGCTGCCACACGGACGCCACTGCGCATACGGTGGAGCTGAGTGCGATAAACCCCCTGACCTGTGTGCTTGTCATACCTTCCCCCGGGCCAAGAGTGCCGCCACCGCTGGCCGTAGGAGCTCGGCCACGGTGGTGCTTTCCGCTTCCGCTATGGCGGCCAGCGCGTCCGCGTCCGCTTGGGACATGCGAACGCCCACGGTCCGCGTGGCCACGTCACCACCAAGGCGTGGGCGGCCGCGGCCGCGCTTCGGGGCTTCGGCCGGCGCGGGCTTCGCGGCCGTGGGCGGGGTGGACTTCGCGGCGGGGTTTCGTACTGCTTTCGTCATATGTTTATGATGGCCCGGGGAGGTATTATCGTCAAGCGAAATGGGCCCGGTTTCTTTCCCGGGCCCCGTGTGCGTTTCACACCACCACGAAGTGAAACTCGCAGGAGTGGAACACCACTTCGGAAGCGGCCACCATTTTTGCGTCCATCGCACCCACCAAGTCCGCGCGGCACATGCGGAGCAAGCCGGCTTGGTGAGCGGCCACGAGCATGGCGGCGAAGGTTTCCGCGTCCGACCGGCGGAACCACTCGGACTTGATCGAACCGATGAAGGCCAGCTCCCCGTGGTACTTGGCGGTTTGCGGAAGGGCCGCCGCGGTGCGGACCGCTTGCGCAAACGCCGTGAGCTCGGCCACCGTCGCGTCACACACCGTGTTTGTTACGTTCTGCATATGTTCATAATGGCCCGGGGCCATATTTTCGTCAAGCGAAAATATGAACGATTAGATCGGGGAGTTTCGCTTGACGAAAATCCCGCCGGGGCCCATGCTTAGAACATGGACGAAACGAACACGGGCAAGGCGGCGACGGGGACCACGAAGCGGCCGTGGGTGTGCGAGATCGAAACGGCCGGCACGTGGGGGCCGTATGGTGGCCACTTCGGCACGCTGGCCGGGGTTCGCCGTTCGTGGGCGTTGCAGTCCACATGGTGGCCGGCCGGCACGGCCCCGGCGGCCCGTGCGCGGAACATCACCACCGGGGAGATCGTGGCGCTGTAAGCGTGCGGGGAATGGCGGCGGATCCACACTAGTGTGGATCCGCGCGTGGGGTGGATCGGGCCGGGCCGCGGTGCGTTTGGTGCGCGGTCCGCCCACACGCTTGGGTCCAGTACCCAGGCTAATATCAGTTTACAGCGGCGGACTATTTTTGTAAAGCGAAAATAGATTACGGATCGATCGGCGTGGGAACCCGGGCCATGTCGAGATCCGCGGCCAAGCGGTCCGCGTCCGACACAAGCCCCGGCGGATTGTCCACCGCCAAGGCGGCCCGCACCGCCGCGTCCTTCGCCTCCAAGAGCTTCCGGAGCGCCACCGTCCGCTCCGGGTTCCGTGGCACGGTCCGAACGATGTGGGTGGCCAGCGCGTGGAATGGTGCACTCACCGTCCGCAAGTGCGGTGGTAGGTGTTCGTACGCAAAGAACTGTTCTATGTGGTCCGCGTTGCGCGTGGGCGCTGTGTGGTTTGGCATGCGTGCAAGGCTATCCCCGCCCACACGCTCCGGTCCAGTACCCAGGGTAATATCAGTTTACCACGGCGGAGTATTTTCGTCAAGCGAAAATACCCTAAGCCGGGGACGGTCCGGCGGGGCTTGGTACCTACACAGATCGTGTGTTGCGATCCGCGTATGCAGTACCGATCGATCTCCGCCGCCGCCTTGCTGTTCACCGCCGCCACCGCGATCACCGCATGCCCGGAAGCCACTTCCGAAGCGGACCCCGGGCCGGTGGACATGGCGGCCGCGGGGAGCGCGGCCGGGGCCGGTGGTGACGTGGGCCGGAGCTCGGCCGCCGGAAGCCCGGCCGAGTCACCGGCGGGCCGTGGCGGGGCCGGTGGGAGCTCGGCCGGGGCCGGTGGGAATCACGCGGGGAGCGCGACCGGAAGCCCCGCCGGTGGAGCTCCGGCGGGACGCGGTGGCGCCGGTGGCGTGGGCGGGAGCTCGGCCGGTGCGGGTTCCGGCGGGGCCGGTGGGGTGGGCGGGGCCGGGGCCAGTGGTTACAAGGTCCGGTGTGTTGCAGGGGACTACAACATGACGTGTGACGCGGCGAAGCTTGCTCACATATCGATGGTGTGGGGTGGTGGAAACACATGCGGTTCGGAGTCCGAAGCCTTGCCGTGTGTGATTGGTGATGAATGTATCATGCTGATCTCGGACGGCCGAACGCTCACCGGCGCTTGCGTTCGACCATGAGATCCGCGTCCAGTACCCAGGGTAATATCAGTTTACCGCGGCCGCATATTTTCGTCAAGCGATAATATGCGGCCGTTGCATTCGCGGAGCTGACCACGTAACCGGATGATCTCCCGCGCCAGCACGACTAAGCACCGCGCCCAACGCATCGGAGTGCCTTCGCACCGTGCCGCCGCTTCGATAGCTTCATTGACGGTCGGCATTGCCTCGAGAGCGCTTGGTGGACGCTTGAATCCACGTGTCACCGGCCATGCTCCCGGCACCACTTCCGCCAATCCGGGGCCGGGACGTCCAAGCGGTTATCCGTGCGGATCACGTCCCGTGTCCAAGCGAACATCTCCGGCCCGATCGCGATCGCGAGATCTTCCACCGTGCCGATCCGGGCCAGCTCACGCGGGGAAAAGCGGGACAGATCGTCCGCTAACATGAGTCCGTTGTCCGTGCGGCGAAGGTTCACGCCCACGCCGCCGTCCATGAACTGGACCACGCACCCCGTGGCTTTGGCCAGTGTGGTTCCGTCTGTGCCCGGCGGCCGCACCACCATGTGACCGATCTGGATCCCGGCCACGTCCATGGTGATGTGTTTGGTGCGGACCGTCACCACGTCCGGGCAATACGGTGGATACCGGTCCAACCACCGGTACTGATCGCGGTCCACTTCGAACACTTCACGCGGACGCGCTTGCGTTTGTGTCATGAGCGAAACTCCGGATCCCGCGGACGATCGTTCAGCATGTTCCGCAAACCTTGCAATTCTTTTTCATCGTTCACGGCGGCATGGATCACGCGGAGCAAGTCCGCGTGGGCGCGGACCGCTTCGGCTTCCGTGTGCCAATGGAAAAACGCGCTCCCGGAGTCTTCCCCCGGAAGGTGGATCCGCGTTTCGAAGATCAAAGGCCGGCCGGTTTCGTCCTTCCGATAGCCCAAGCCGCCGTCCCATATAGTCGAGATCTGAACGGGGCCGATGATGTCCAGTCCTACGCGGCGGCGGGGCATGTCCCAAAATGCAGCGTTCCACGCGTCATACGTCATGGGATCGCCATTACGATCGAACAAATGCGACATATGCACGCATGCTAAACCCGTGATTCGATCGTGTCACCGTGGCCTACACGAAAAAAACCGCCGGGGGTGGCTGCGGTAACCCCCGGCGGTTTCGGCTTGCAGTGTGCGGCGTGAGCGAACCGATCGGAACGTGGGCCGCGTGGCGCGCGCCGTCAAGCAAGCTTGGGCCCACATCCGACGATCTGATCCAGCGCGCGCCGGAGCGCGTCACGCTCGATTGTCACCGCTTGCAAAGCGGTTTGGAGCTGGACCGCGGTGGTATATAGCCCGTTGCCGGTCACCGTCACGGGGACGGGCACCGGGGCCGGGGTGGGTGCGGGAGTGGGCACGGCCGCCGGCTTCGGCTTCGCCGCGGTGAGCTTCGGCTTCGGTTTCGCCGCGGCCGCGGTCTTGGCTTCGGCTTCGGCTTCAAGGCACCACCGGGCCACACTGGACTTGGACACGCCAAGCTTTTGCGCGATCTGGATTTGCGTCTTTCCTTTGGCGCGGAGCTCCGCCGTGCGTTCGCGAAGCTTCGCGAATTTCTCCGCTGAACCATGCGGCTTGCGCTTCAGCTTCGCCGCTTTGGCGACCGCCGCTTTCCAGTTGGCTAGCGTGCTTGGATGGATGTCCAGCTCCCGCGCAACTTCCACCGCGGGCTTTCCATCCGCGATCAGCGCTAGCGCTGTTTCTTTGAGCTCCGCGTCATACATAGCCAAACCACCCCGCCGCGTTACCTGCATTAGCCATTGCGTGCGATCTCCTTTTCGGGGAGCGACACACGGATCGTGTGACGCGATCCGTGTGTACATTGTGACGCGTGCTAAGCGCAAGCGGTGGCGGTGGTGGTGTCAAAATGCGGAGTGGGCTATCACGCGTGAGTGGGCTTTGTGATCAATACCAAAGCTCGGCCGTAATGCCGCCTTGCACGGCCCCGTGCGCGCCTTGGAAAACAGCTGTCGCCGATGTCGAGAAAGCAAGCGCGTTTAGGTTGTGCGCGCCCGCCGCTGTGAGTTGCTGCGCCACGGCGGACAAGCCGGCATCGTTGCTCGCCCCCGGCATACGCAAGCCGCTAGGGACCGTAAGGCTATCGATGCCGATGCCTAGCGTACCGATCCCGCCGCCAGGTGTTAGGCCGCCTATATGCTCGGCCCTGACTACGTCTAGCGATTGGCCTTGCACGTATTGTACCTTGGCGGACGCTTGCGCGTTGATTTGTTGCCACGTGTTCGCACTCGGGATCGTCCACGTGTCGAAAGCGGCGGACCACGTGAACGCGCCGCGGATGCGGTTGGCTTGATTCCAGATCCCGCAGATCGGATTGGCTGCGCCGCTTGCTGCTGACACGTGACTGAACGTGGTCGCCGAGTCGGGCAAGATCGTGCCGACATACCGCTGTGTCGGCACGCCCGACTTGACCCAGACACCGTTAGTTTGAACTAACGCCGTTGCGCGCGTGGTGGCATTGGTCCAAGGGAGCAGCGCAAGGGTTACGCCGGTAAGGCTACCAAACACCGCGAACACATCGCATGGAATCCCCGCTGTCTGACCGGTCACGGCAACGCTAGGGTTCGACGAAGGCGTGACCGGATACCAGTCCAGTCCGTTGTTGCTTAGGCTGATACGGTATCCGCTGTGCGGAACAAGGTAGACCGTGCTGGATGACCCGTCCGTCGGGATGCTGCTTGCCGCGTTGTTGCTAACGCGAAAACCGTTGAAACCGTTGTGCAGTGAGTGAGCTTGATGTGAGTGATCTTCCGGCGACCACTTCGCCGCCGTGCCATTGTTTGCCGCCACCGATGGCTTGCCTACGTCGACTGGTAGCGCGGTCGCTTTTTGGCCGCCGATCTGTGCGATCTGTAGTGACGTGGTGCCAAGCACGATCGGATCGTTTGTGGTGAGCGTCCATAGCGTGTCTTTGTAGGTGGTGCCTTCATTGACGTAAACGAGCGAGCCGCCGGAAAACTTGGCCGTAGTGTCCGTGTCGGTGGCGCGTGTCCAACCGGACCCACTGACAACGATCCATATGCCGTTGTTGTTGGCGAGTGTTTGTGCCGTAACTAGAATGCGGTCGCCGGTCGCGGTTAGAACACCGTCAATCGTGGTGTTTCCGCCCGTTGAAAGGATCACGCCAAGATCCGCGATGGACACGAGTCGCACCGGTGCCTTGAAAGCGAGCGACATCGAATCGAGACGGATCTTGTCCGCCGGCAACAGGAACCCACCGGCACCCTGCGTCGCATAGCTCGGCATCGCGTGCACGTGATCCGCCAACGCGAAACCCGGCCCAATTCCGGCAAGCGCCGAACTCGCAATGGGAAGCGATGACGGCGCCACTGCGGCGGGCACGATATGCACGTGATCTTCAGCGGCCCACCGCGGCGCAACGCCCGGCGTCGGTGTGGCACCGGCCGTGATCTGACTCGGGTTGTTGGTGGCGCGCAGTCCACCGCACTGCGTGATCACGATGTTAGTTGTGCCGAGAACAACAGGATCGTTTGTCGAGTTGAACCACAACGTGTTGTTGTAGGTCGAGCCTTCGTTGACCGAGATCAACGCACCGCCGGGAAACTCCGCCGAGCTGTCACAATCCGACGCGCGCGCCCAAGCACCAGCGGCGACAACATAGATTCCGTTAGCCGTTTGGTCAGTCTGCGCGGTGAGTAACACGCGATCACCGGCCACAGTCAAAATCGAGTCGATCGTGGGCGTGCCACTGAGCGCGACGTTCGCCGTTGCGACGAGTCGCACCGGTCCCTTGACGACAAGGTTCATCGAATCGAGACGGATCTTGTCCGCCGCCGACATGAAACCCGCCGCGCTCCCGGTTGCCGCCGCATGCAATGTCCCGCCGCCGCGCGTTCCGTGTTGTGCATCCGTGGCTAGGATGCCCACCTTGATATCATCGGCGTTGACGGCGATCGATCCGTCCGCGTTAGCTCCAACGGCCAGCGTTTTGCCGGTGCGAATGAGTCCGCCACCGGCGGAGTCTAGATAGTTTTTCGGCTTCCAGTGCGCGGCCGACTGAACCCAGATCCACTCATAATATGTATTGCCCGGAAGCGTGAGTGTCCCCGGACTTGCTACGATGGTAGTTCCGTCCGGTGAAACGATGGACTGGCCGGTGGCGGCCATGACGCTAGCGCTCGTCCCGTTGACGTAGATCCCAAGACAGTCACCAATCATCGGATTGCTGGGCGCGCTGACCACGTCACCGTTGGCCGCTAACACCCACTGATTCGGCCGTACCGTGCCCGTACTAGCGACGTCCGAAAGCTCCAACGCGGCTTTCGCCTCATGTCCGGATCCACCGTGCGGGACCCATCGAAAATCTTCCCCGAACGTGATCGATGTCCATTCGTACCACCCGCCGGGCCTTAGCGGTGCCGTGACCGCGATCACTCTGTCGATATACAGATAGGCCGAACTAGTGACACTAACACCCGTGGTGTCAGGTCCAACGTAAACGCCCACGCGTTGGCCGTTTTCCGTGGGAGTTGGCAACGTCGAAGTGATGTTGTTCGCGGCAATGACCCATTGCCCAAAATCAGGATCGGTTCCATCCCCGTATTCAAGCCCGCCGCCGGCACCGCCGCCGGAGCTCGGACCGGATGACCCACGCGGGATCCACGTGCTAGTCCCCGCCATGTCCACCAAAAACCACTCAATATAAGTCCCCGCGGGGATGGTGACAAAACTGTCGAGTCCGCCGGGAATCAATACACCTTCATAAAAAAGGGACGTGTCCCCCGACGCGAAAACGTTGACATCCGCGGTGGCATAGATTCCCGCGCCGCATCCAATGGGCGTAGCGGGAAGTCCTATGGGGCCGCCAAGCGTCCACACGGTCCACTGATTGATCCCCGGTGGAACGTCCACGCCGCCGAAGCTAAGCGCCACGCTCCGCCACACCGCGTCCGGCGCGTTCGGATCGTTGATTACAAGCGATTGGCCGACAAGTCCCGCCGGGGCGTCGCTCACGTTGATCGGATCCGTTTCGGAGTTTGCGATGTCCGTAGCGCCGCCGCTACTCCCGCCGCCGCCGGGTTGCCACGTGGCGTGTGTCGCATCCGTGGCCGTTAGGACGTCCCCGGGATTCGGGGCCGGAGCATCGCCCACGTTCACCGGGGCCCCTCCGCTTTCGGTGGCCAAGTCCGTGGCGATCGACTGATCAAATAGTTTGTCTAGAAACGACATGGTGAAGCCCCTTCATCCGTTGCGCGCGCCGGGATCCGTGAAGAACACCGCAAGCGCAAATAGTCGATTGTGCGGTCCGTCCGGCAAAGTCACGTCCACATAAAACGCTTCGGCACCGTTATTCACGGTGTGCAATGCGGGAATGAACCCGGCGGAGAATGTGCACTGTGTGGTCGAAAAACCAACTGTTTGATTGACTGTAATCAGAATGGTTGGATCCGTAGGGTCCACCAAAGCCCCGCCGGAGCTAGCCCACGCGGCTTGCGCATTCATATACAGCGTCGCCGAGTTGGCCGCGGACACGTCGTGCGCGCGCCACACTGCGAAGATCGAAAGCGATGGTGCGCCACGCGGGACGCCGCGCACCGGGAAACGGATGATCGCGGCCCCGGCGCCGGTAGTCACACCCCATGTGTCAAACAGATCATCGTAGGAACCGTTAGCCGAAATAAGCCGGCCATCACACAGTGGAATGTTGATCACGCGGCCCGGTTGAGCTCCGCTCGCATACGCCACGTCATGCGTGCCGCCGGTCAGGATCAGCTGATTATCCGTCGCGATCGCACCGGTGGCCGCGAAGCCGCCGGCCACGTTCACGGTGCCGTCCGCGGCCGTCACGTTGCCGTTGACGGTAGTGGTGCCGCTCACGGTCAAACTGGCCGCGGTGACGGCCGCGAAAGTGTTAGGTTGCGTGAAGGTGTTAGGCGCGCTCTTGCGGGCCGCGTCATCGGTTACCACCTTCAAGGCTTGCGTGCGGTCACCTAACCCTTGCGCAACTAGAGTGATCGCGGCGGCGCGCGCCGGTGGATCGGTGCCGTCCGGAACCGTGATCGATGGCGTGAAGGTGGGCGTTTCGGTGATCGTATGTGCCATGGCGAAGCCCCGATCTAACTAGTAATGGGGATGTAAATAGGCGCGGCCGCCCCGTCGAACGCCGCACCGGAGTCGAACGTGTCCGGCGCGAATCCGTCGAACATTTCGGCCCCGGTAAAGAACACCATCACGTTGCCTAACGCGTGGGCCGCGTTCCACGCGGTGGGGATCGCGGCAATGTCGCTCACATCATCGGCGGACGGGGAATCACCCCACGTGTCCGTGAAGTAAAAGAGCCACCACTGCGCCCACCGATCCGGAGTGGCGTCCGGACTCCAATCGCTAAGCACGTAACGCGTGATCGTTCCGTCCGCGGCCATGTCGTATGTTAGGCCGTTGCGCGCGATCAAAACGATCCGAAACGTGTCCGGCTGATAGTGCAAGTACAGCTGATCCAGCATCGCAAGCGCGGATCCGCGGTGCGCGTGATCCGTGAGCCATTGCGTTAGGCGCGCTGCATAGGCGGCGTCCGACTCGGAAAGACCGCGCAGGATCCGCCGTTCTTTTCCGATGATCGGGAGCGATTCGTTCGAGTAGTATCCCGGGAAGCGCGTTTGGACCCCGGATAGAAGTGCATCACCGAACGCGTCAACTAGGAGCGAATGCGCATATAAATAGCGCTTGCCCACGTAGCCTAACAGCCACGTGGGCACGATCTGTTCAAGCGTGTCACGGAACGTTTTGAGTGGTTCGAGGTATGGCGCCATGGCTACACCGCAAACCCTTCCGGCGGCGGCACTTGGTGGATCGTGCCCACCGGGACGTTCAGCGTGATCACGTTCCCCGTGCTAAGCACCGTGTCCCCCGCCGGCACGGTCACTAGCACGTGGAATATTTCTTCGAACGTGTCGCCGATCACCGCCGCGATCTTGTCCCGGTAAATCATGCCGGGGTTCCCGGGAATCACGTTCCCGCCGATCGGTTGGGCGGCCACCCATGCCGTGAGCTCGGCCGCCACCGCGTCTTGGACTTGAAGGTCCGATCGGCCGGACGTGTTATACATCCAAAGCTCATAAGTGACACTTAGTGGAAACTCGATGGCGGACGTGGCGGTAGCGTTCACGCAAAGCGGTTCCGCGTTGAGCTCGATTGCGTCTTGCGCGATCACCGCGTCGGCCGGCGGGACGGCGCCGGTGGCCGTGGCGATCCACACGGTCACGTTCCCATAGCCATCCTTTTCGATCCGCGTTCGCGTGATCCCCACGTTCGTTCCGTCCGGCCGCGTGGCGCTGCGCACTGCATAGGTGTACGCATCCCACGGGCCCATGGGTGACAGCGATCCAAGCTTGGCCGAGCTCCGCGCGCGCAAGGCGGCGTCGGACTCCGCATCTTGCCCCACCACCGCGGCGGGGTTCGATACGGACACCCCGGTCACCGTGGTCACCATGCTCGAGATCGCGCCGGGGATAGACGTGGACGCGGATCCCGATTCCACGGCGCGGATCGGCACGTTGTAAGTATGACTTGGCGTGGTGGGCGATCCGGACGAGATCGAAACCGGATCGGTGTTCCGGTAGGTCTTGCCGGTGGCCGGGTTCAGGAAGATCAGATCTTCAGGATCGAATGTGTAGACTCCGCCGGCCGAGTTAGTGAGCGTGACGAAACCAGTGGCCAAGGTGGCCGGATAACGGTCCACCCCGTAGACGTAATGGGCTACAACGGTAAGCCAGTCCCCTTCGCTTAGCTCCAAATAACCGGACTTCGCGATCAAAGCTTGGAGTGACGAAAGTGCCGATAGGATGATCGAAAACCCCGTGGTGATCGTCCGCACCACCGCGCCGGTTTTCCACGTGGACGTGTTTAGGCCGAGTGTGCCTAACACGGTGTAGAGACTCGACTGGATCTCTTGTTCGGTAACCGGCTTGACTAGATCGTCAAAGTCTATGGTGGGTGTGGGCATGCGGCACCGTTAGCCTAACTGTTCGATCAAAACGCTTGCGTCCGTCACGTAGAACGTGAGCGCGAAGGTTTCGTCCAAGTCCCGCGGAGTGGAGATCACCGCCACGCGGAGCGTTTCGTGATTCGTGAACGCGGTAGTGACTTCGCAGTCCACAATCCGATCATCTTTGATCAGTTCATTGTGGACTTCCGTGTCCAGCGTTTTGAGCTGGGTTTCCGTATACCCTTGGTTCAGCATTCCGCGGACGTCCGTTCCGTAGTTCGGATCGTCCGCTAGCTGGCCGCGGGCCGTGATCAAACGGCGCGCTTGCGCTTCGCCGATCGCGCGCGCCGTGTAGGGATCCACTTCCTCCATGGTGGGCGTGAGATCTTCCACGCATGCGAGATCCACCCCGTAGCCCAATGGTGTGGAAGCGGGCACGTCCACGATCCGCGTGAGCTCGGCCACTTGCGCTTCGAACGCGGCGGCGAAGGTGGCGTTCATTCGGAGTCCCCCGCGATCTGGACTAGGTCCGATCCCTTGGTGATCTCCCCGGTGAGCTCCGCGGCAAGTATCGGGGTGGGTGTGGTGGAGTCGAACGAAACGAGATACGGGGTCCCCGGCGTCATAGGCCCCACGGCCGGCACCACCGGCGCGAAGGTGACGATCGTCCCAATGCCGCCGGACTTCACTTCATCGCCCACGCGGGCCGCACGCGGGCCCGTAGCGCCACCGATCGTGATCAGCTCCGGGATCCATCCGGACCCATCCCGGCCGATGAAACCGGAGATCACCGGTTGCGTGGCGTCCCCTTCCAAAAACTCCAAGAGCACGATCCCGCCGGGAGCAAGCTCCGGATACACCCCGGGAGCTCCGGGGAACATCCGAATGGTTTGCGCGTCCGGAAGCCCGGCCAGCTTGCGAACGGCTTGGACGTCCACGCGGCCGTCCCCGCGCATCTGAACCACGCGGTATTGGTACCGGCCGTAAAGCCGCCTTGCGAGCTGTGAATCGATAATGTCGACTAGGACTTGGGCCAGCTCGGAAAAGCGCGGATCCGCGTCCGCGCCGCTCCAAAAGCGGCCGCGCATGCCTTCACCGTCCACCGTGAGAATCAGCTCCCGGATCGTTTGCGGCTGATCCAAGCGCGCCGTGATGATCGATCCGATCCCCACGGCGGAGAGTGTGTCCACGGCCAGCGTGCCGCGCCGTGTGTGCGGATTGAACGCTAGGACTTCATACGCGGACGCGTCCGTGGCGGAGCTCGGCCGCGGGCCCACGTGCGTAATCCCCGCGTAGTCCACCCACCACGGATTGCCGCCGGTGGCCACTTGGAGCGCGATGGACGCGGGAGCTTCGGCGCGGACATAGTCCGCGGCCAAGCGCTCCGCCGCCGGCACAAAGTCACCTAGCGTTTCCCCGCATTCCCGGGCCGCGTCCGCCGCCACTAGCTGCGCTTTGACTCCCGCGTCATTGTGATAGTGTTTGGGCGCAAGCACCTTCCCCCATGCGCCGGCCCCGGCCACCACTCGCGATTGGCGTTTGAGTCCGAATGTCCCGTCTTCCGCGGGAAGGATCGTCCCGGTGATGGACTCGGTTCCAAGCTGGATCTGAATCTTGCCGGACACGTCCGGAGCTTCGATAAACTCGAGCTCCCCGGACCACGGGCCGGTGTTCGGGATCGTGACTTGAAGGGTTTGGAGCAGCGCGTTTCCCACGCGTGCGAATGCACGATCGGTCACGGGCTATGCTCCCCCGGGCTTGTGCCCGTTGTTAGGCTTGGACATGGCTTGGACCTTGTTTTGGAACAGAAGTAGCGCGGCTTGGACGCGTGCCTCCACGGGATCTTCCGGTGTGGCTTCGGATCCTTCCGCCTTGCTTAGCGCGAAGGTGGGCGATCGATATTCGATCACCTTGAGCTCCACAGTCCACTCACCGTCCCCGGTTTGCGTGGGTGCCACGATTTCTTCGATCACTACGGACTTGACGCCTAACATTTCTGTTAGTTTGGATTTGATATCCAAGCCCTTGGCGTTCTTGCCAATCGGAAGCCGCGAAATAAACGGCTTGAACGCATACCAGTCCGTCCAGTCTTGGACCGTGTAAAGCCGAAACTTGATCGAAAAGTGGGCTAGCTTCTTTCCCTTGAACACCACCGTGGCGCCGGACAAGCCATAGCCGCCGCGTTCTTCCCATTCGAACGGGGAGCCCAAACCGTCAATGTCACAGATCCCCGGTGTTAGCCGCTTGGCCAACTGGATCTTGTCTTCCGGATCGGTGAGTGGGGACCACGTCACGCGGCTTGATCTCCCGGCGCGCCAAGCTGGAAGCCGGCCACGCGCAACGTTTTGGCCAACTGACTAACAAAGTCCTTCGCGGCTTGTGCGGGGTCCGCGTAGCCTTGCAAGTTGATCGCTTGGATGATCACCGTTCCGCCGGCCGGCGCGCCGGCCGCGGCCGGGGAAGCGCCTCCACGGCCGCCGCCGGCCGGTGCTTGCGGCACGTCCACCAAGTGCTCCACCGATTGATTGACGTCCGGCGCAGTCGAATCGATCCCGAGCTGCAAACCTTCACCAAGGTTCGCGCCGATTTCTTCGAACACTTTGGACGGGGATCGGACCTTGAATACAGATTTGAAAATGTCCACCACGCTGGTGGCGATCCCCTTGATCCCGTCCTTTACCTTGGCCCACCCCTCCGCGAACCCCTCAAACATGTATTGGAATAAGAGCTTGAAATCGATCTCCTTCCACGCTTGGACTAGCTCATTGATCACCACGACTAACAAAGCCACGGCCGCGATTATTAGTAACAGCGGAGCCAGCGTGATCAGCATTTCCAGAGCCCACGCTCCCCACGCCACTACCTGCGACCAGATCGAAGCCAGTACCGGGATCAAAGCGCGCACCAAGCCCGGGATCGATTTGATCGCGAGCCACGTCATTTTGGCGCCCACTAGACCGGTCACGGTAAGCAGTGCCCACATGGAACCGGCCAAGAGATCGAATGCCGCTTTGCCCGTGGTGACGGCCCATTCCGCGTCACCTACCGCGTCCGGGACATCGGTCCCAAACTTGACCCCGAACATGTCCGCCACTTCAAGGACCGCTAGCCCAAACTCCAAGGCGGCCAAGATCAACCCTTGAAAGAACCGCTTTGCGATCGGGATCACACGTGTGATCTGATTGATGATCGGCTGGATCAGCGTGCCTAACAAAACCTTCAAGGCGCGGCCGGACGCGGTGGATTGTGCGAATAGCGCGTTGAATCCGGCTTTCGCTTTGAGCAAAGGTTCAATCCGGATCCCGGTGGTGAGTGCCGCGTAGGATTCTTCTAGCTTCTTAGCTTGGACGTCCAATGACAGCATTTGCTTTTGGGCAATGCCTCCAAGTTGGTTCCGCACGTTTTGCGCGAAACCCTTCACGTTCCCGCCGGTCCGGTTGATCGCTTCCGCGTAACCGATCCACATGCTGGCTTGCTCTTGGCCTTGCGTGGACGTTTTGATCGCGGCCGCGTCTAGCGCGTCCGTGAGTGCTTCCCCGCGGAAGTGGGCTTTATAGAGCTGCGTCGCGAGCCCCGCGATCTGATCCCGCGATAGCGCGGACGAAGCGGACACTTTATCAATCGAGTCTTGGAGATCTTGCGCGGACCCCGCGGCCACGCCGTAGTAGTTCCGGATCTTGGTGAGTCCTTCCAAGCGCAAGAGCTCGGACCGGCGCGCGTCCGCTTGCGCGATTGCGTAGCGCGTGAGCGCGATCGTAAAGCTAACCAGCTTCACCTGAACACCAAGCATCGCGGCCGCGATCCCCACCAAAGCGGTCTTGATCGGATTGTTCGCGATCGTAGTCACCAAGCGGCCAAACACGGCCACCACGGAACCGATCGGGCCCGGCATGCCTTGCGTTGTTTTGGCTAGCTCGGCCAGTTGCGCTTGGAGTGACTTTCCGCCGCGCCGGTTTTTCTCGAACGTCCCGCCAAGTGATAGGAAAGCGGACCGCGCCGTGGCGATGCTTTGCTTTTTCGCATCGATCCCGGCTTGGAGTTTTTTGAACTGTTCCACGTTGACCACGGTCCCGCCTTGCAGATCCTTCATGGCCTTTTGCATTTGCGCGAGTGCTTGCGTGTCCCCTTTGATCTGATTTTCAAGGTCCGCCAAAGCCTTAGCGCCGGACTCCGCGCCAGCTTTTAGGCTGGCCGTGTCCATCTGAATCCCTAGCGTGACGTCTTTATCCGCCATGACTTTGCGCGCCGGCCGTGGCCCCTAGTGCTTTTCAGTGTGGGCTTTGATTAGGACTTGCATCAGTGCCGCGACCCACACCGCACCGGTGTAAGCCTTGGCGTCCCGGTCTATGTCGTCATATTCACGTCCGAACGCTGTTAGGAGGCATTCCGCGATTAGACCGGTGTTGTCCCGGCGGGTGATCCCTAACAGCGTGTTTATTTTGAAGTGAGCTCGTCATTCCGGAAGCCGGCCAACGTGGCCATAGCTGAGCCGAAGCGGACAAGCGCGCCGGGGAGATCTTCGAGCAAACGATCCACGTGATCCGCGTCCGGAAAGACAATGCACGATCTCACGATCGATTCGATGTCCTCCGTTTTGGTGTTTTTCTTTTCCATGAAAGCGCGGTAGCGCGCCTTGGCCGGACGTTTGAGGATCACCGATCCGTGTTCGGTTTCGGTGTCGAGCACGAGCAAGTGTGTCCCCACCGGCCCGTAGTCCGCTTCCGCCTTTTCGAGCGCTTCCGCCAAAGCAAGCCGGCGGAGCGCTTCGCCGCGTTTGGTTTTGGCGGTGAGCTCCCGCGTGCGCGCGGAGCGTGCATCCGCAAGCTCCGTCAAGCGTTCTTCGATTTGTTCTTCCGTCAGATCTAGATCGGGCATGTATCCCCCTTGTAACGGTTAGGTGTGTTTCGTGGCGTGAACGCTAGCCCGGGAAGCCGCGGGACGAATCGAACAAAGTGGCCCCGTTCCGGACGATATACATCACCGACACGGCCAGCTCCGTGGTGGTTTCGTCCGTGGACTGTTCTTGGGATTGATTGACTCCGGTAAGTCGACACCGGTTCAGGATCGAATGCATAGGGCTTAGCGCGAGCTGATCCGGTTCGACCCATTGCGCGTCCACAGTCCACTCCGCGAAGCCGTAGGACTTGCCGTCCGGTGACTTGGTGCGCAGGTACGCAAGAAAATCCGCGAACGAACTAGTCCGCATGATCAGCTTGGTTTCGTCGCACGAATATTTGCCTCCGGTTCGCGCTACCGGCGCGAAGTGGCGCCCTTGGCCGTAGCCATATCCAACTTCCAATTTATCGTTGAACGTTAGACTTGTGACGCCAAAAAAGCGCTGTCCGTCCAGCTTGATCACAATGCTGGACCATGAATAGGCATTCCCGTTGATTCTTTGTACGTCCGCCATGATGGTGTGGAGCTCCTGTTAGGCGGCCGTGGTGGCGGCCGCGATCGCCACTTGGAACGCGAGATCGATATCGATAGCCTTCGGATAGCCGAACGGTTGGATCCGGCCCGTCACGTGTAAGGTTTCCGTTTGGATTAGATTGTCGCTGCGCGACACCACGCACGCGACGCCGCTAGCTTTCGGCTTGGCCATGAGCGCGGCGGCCAGCGCGTTGACCGCGCCGTTTTCCATTTCCTTGGCGTCTTCCTCCAAGATCTTGCCGGTCTTGGTGTCCGTGGCCACGCCCACGGATAAGCGGAAATCGAAATACTGTTGCAAGACCGTCGCGCCGATATTCATGATCCGGCGGTGCTGGCAGTATTTGAAGTCTGATCCGTTCGCGGAAAAGATCCGCGGATTGTTGACGTAAGTTCCCTGATAGGCGTTCCACGAACGCGCTACGGTGAAGCGCTGATCGTCCAGTCCGGGATAGATGGACTCGTCATGACACCGGGGAAGGAGGTTCCCGTTTTCATCGTAGATCGTGCATGGAAGCGGCCCGTTGCGCAGCGCGGCCGCGTCCAGTTCCTCGGATAGGGCCGCTAGGAACGGCGCGAACACCCAATTCCACGGCCGCATGTACGCGCGGCCGTTGATCGCGCTGGGCACTACGCACGCGCCGGCCGCGAGCGATCCATAGTTCATGGCTTCGGAAGCCCACGCGGTGCTTAGGCTGGTTTGGTAGTCCCCATCCGATTCACCCACGTCCGGGATCCGAACGGACGCGGTCCACATCCGAAACTTGCCGCGGGCCGCGTAGCCTTCAAACTTGGCGCCCAATGCGGTCACGTCCGCGGGGTCCAGGGGCCCGAACACGGATAGGATATCCCAAGGCACCACGCTTGCGGCCAAGGCCGTTAGGCCGTCATTTAGGTCCGTGGCGTTCCACTTCGCGGCGGTGGTGTTGGCCGTGATCGTGTCACCGGTGACCAAGGTTCCCGCGGCGAAGTCCAGTGTGACCCCGGACCCCGGGAGCGCGAACACCATGGACGTTCCAAGATCGGTCGGCGCGGACATGGTCCGGCCGCCGTCCAAACTCCACCGGATGATGATCCCCGCGGTTCCTACCGTCCCGCCCAAGTCCACGGCCACAAAGATCTCGTAGTCGTCCGCCGGCCCGGCGGTGACGGTGGACGTCACTACGGACGTCCCGGTGCCGTGCAATTCGATCGCCCACACCGCGCCGGGCACGGACGCGTTGACGCGCACGCACAAGACGGGGTTCCCGTAGCGTTCGATCGCGTGCGCGGCCCCTTCCACCATGGGCCCGTCCACCAAGACTTCCTGCAAGCTTTTCACCGTGCCAAACGATTGCGGAAGGTTCAGCGGCCCGCCGGTGGAACACCCCACTACGGCCAGTAGCGATCCGAATTGCGGCGGCAAGATCCCAAGCGCGTTCGATTGAATCGTGATCAGAGTTTTAGGTTGCATGCTGTGATCTCACTGTTAGACGTCAAGGGTTTGGCAGTGGAGTAGGAACCGGCGGCGGCACCGGCGGCGGGTGAGCGTCCACGTGGATGTGTTCGGTGTAGTCCAGTTCCGTGAGATCGATCTCCGCCGCGGGGTAAAGCAGTGACTGGCCCGCGCCGTCCGGGCCGATGTCCATCACGGCCGATTGGATCGTGCCCACCGCGATCATCGCGGTCCCATACCGGACATAGTCCCGCGTACCAGCGCGGACCCAATCTTGGCGAATCAGTTGGAACGTTCCGAGCGCGTTTAGGTAGATCGCACGCACCCATTGATCGAATAGGAACCGCGTGGCTTTCCACGCTTTGAGTTCGTCCACTGGATCGGCCGAGTCCCCGAAGCCTGAAATGATCACATAGAACGACTCTAGGAACGTGAATAGCGGCTTCGGGATCGTGCCCGGGTTTTTGGCCGCGGTGATGGTTCCCGCGGCCCCGGCGGGGTCACCGGGGACCCATACGATCCGCGGCTTCACATGGTGGCCGCCGGACTTCGCCCAACCGAATGGCTGTTCACAGTCCAAGCCGTCCGCGGCGAATTGCGCTTGAACGTCATAGTAGAGCTTTTCTAGTGCGAATATAACAGCCATAGGGAGCTCACGGTTTCGTCATGTAGGCCGTGAATGAATCGGTGATCACCTTGAAGATCGCGTCCGTGACCGGCACCGGAAGATCGCGATCGGGAGTGGGAATCACGACACGCTTGGTTCCGCCTTTGGCCCACCCACGGTGATGGCGCGATTCAATCCCTGTTAGGCGGATCATGATTTTCGTCCCAATGGCGCCCACGAACACCGCGCCGGCCGCGTGGGCTAGCGGCTTTCCGTGGCCCTGCTTCTTAGGCGCCCACGCGCTTCCCCACGGATCCGCTCCCGCGTTGATAGTCAGATCTAGCTTTTCTTGGACTTGACGAGCGGCGTCCGGCGCGCACTGATTCACAAACTCCGGCAAGTCCCGCACGCGCAAAATCAACGCTTGCAGGTCTTCCGTGCCGGTTATGGTGGCGGTGGGGTTAGCCATGGGTGGAGCTTGAGCTGCTAGCGCTTGCCGTAGCGCGTGCCGCGTCCGTTCGTGTCTTCCTGTCCGCCGATCTGACGTTGAATGCGCTTCCACACGAAGGGGGACGTTTCGGAGTAGGTCCGCGCGTAGCCTTTGACGATCCCGTTCCCTGTTAGGTCTTGGCGTAAAGGGAGCTCGTATAGGCCGTCTTGCGCGTTGGCCGCTTCTTTGAGCTCTTGGACGGTGGTGTCAAACTGTTTGACGAATAGCTGTGCATCATCATCCGTGGGATTGAACCCGCGTTTCATGTACACATCTAGACTCACCAAGACGGTGAGCCAACGCAAGATCACGCTTGGATACGGCTGTTCGACGAACGGCACCGCATAGCGCTTGCCTAGAAGCGAATCGATGTAGCCGCTGCGATCGGTGAGCGCGAAGTCCACAAACTCCGGAGCTTGTGACACCACTTGATCGATGTATTGCGCGGGGAGCAAAGTCCGGCTTTGAAACTCGCTCGTGGTTAGATATTGCGACACGCGAACCCCGGCGCCGTGGTGGACTGGTAGCGGTACGAATCAGCGTGTGGATAGGCGGCCGGCCGAGTCCGCTCCAAGGGGGGTCGAAGTGTCCCCGGACCGGCCGCCTATCCGATCAAGTCCGCGCGCGTTACGCGCCGCACTTGAAGATCAAATACGGATGCATGTTCATCATCGCCACGCGGCCGGAGTAGATCCATTCCCACGTGTTGAGCTGGGCCATCATCGCGTCATTGCCCATGGAGTTTTCGAACATGCGGAAGGGATCGCGGTTCGATAGGACGAACGGCGCGTGTGCTCCGGCAAACTCGCACACGATGTAGTAAACCGAGTCCGAACCCGGCACGGCCGGAAGTCCGGCGCCGGCCACGGCACCGAATGCGGAACCGAGCTCCGGGGCCAGTACCGGCTTGCCTAGCCCAAGATTTTGGGCGATCGGGGTGATGTCCTGCGTACCGCCGCCGCCGCCGGCCGCGCCACCGGGAGCAAACTGGCCTTGGAGGATTTGCACCAAGCGCGGATACAAGAGCGACGGTGCCAGCGCGGCCCGGATCATGAGATTGCGCGGTTTGCCGCTTGGGTCCTTCAAGGTCCCGGTGATAGTCGAGATCGCTTTGGCGTAGTTTCTGACTGCCACGTCCAGCGTGACGGCGGGATCCGAAATGTCCACGCCCGTAATGACATTGGAGTAAGTCCCGGCCACCGTGTTGCGGCCGTTCACGTAGTGGGCGTTATGGAAGATCCCTAAGCCGTCGTAGGTGGGCTTGTTGCGGATCATCGCGTCCACTAGCAAACGTTGCGGCGAATAGATGCCATCATTCGTGATGTCACGGACCCAGTCCGCCGCGGCTTGGATCTTGTTGGAGTCCAGATCGGTGAGCTCACCGTCCGTCATGTTGAAGCCCTTACGGAGGTAGCGATTCGTCACCGAGTGCTTCAAGTAGGCGCGCGAATCGTACGAAACGGACTGGCCGCTCACCCCTTCGTCTTCCAAGCGCGCGGACTGGATCGCGAAGGTGAAGATCTGGGTTTCGCTATCCGTAAATTCTTCGTAAGCCGCTTCGCGCCACCAAAGCCGCTGTTGGGCTTGATTGCGCGTATCAATGCCAATATTGATTAGCCGATCGCGAACCGTGGAAGTGATTTGTGGTGAGACAAACATGATTGTGTTTGATCCTGTTAGTCGTGATTAGGGGGAACGGTTCGCGGTTATTCTTCCAAAGCCGGCGGCGCCGGGTTTGTGAGCGTGGGGGTTACGCGGACTTGAACGCGCGCCGTGTCCGCCGCGATCACGACACCAAGCATGCATTTGGCGGTACCGGTGGCTTGCACGGTGAACGCGTCTTTGATGAAGCACTCCGTGAACGGAATGGTCACCGGCGCCACGGTGTCATTGGCAAACGAGTAGCTATAGATCGGTTCGAACAAAGCCACTTCGATCGGCGTAGTGCCATCCCCCGTGGCGTCACGCGTGGCGAAGCCCACGGGGATCATGGTGTCTGTGGCCGCGGTGGCCACTACCAGTTTGCCCGTGGCGGGGTCCCCGCACAGTAAGTCCCCTTGCTGAACCACGGCGCCGGACGTCAGAACGAACGGCAAGACCTTGGAGATCTTCGGGTTTGCGTAATCGAATATCGACATGATGATGTGTCCTTATGGGGTATCTGATTGTCAGATCACGCTTGCCCGTAAGAGTCCGGGGAGTAGTCTTCCGGGACGTCGAAAAACAAAGTCCCGTTGACAAGCTTGGTGACGCGCTTTTGCGCTTTGGGTACGGTGCCGGTAAGCCGATCGATCCGGCGCGCAAGCGCGGGATCCACTGCGACCGCCGGCTTGCGCGGCTTGACGTCCGGGGTTCCGTGCGGGGACGAAAGCGTGGCCACCGGCGGCAAGCGGCCGGGCTTCGGGATCGCGGCCACGATCGCTTGGACGTCCGCTAAGGGCTTGTTTCGCAGTGCGGCGCGCAGTGCCTTGGGATGGCCGGTGAGCAAGCGATCGATCTGATCCTGCTCACGTTCGCGCTCCACGCGGTTCAAGCGTGCCGATACCGCGGCAAGTTGAGACGCGAGATCTTGCGCGGTGCGCGTGGACACCGTGGCCGCCGCGGGCTTCGGGGCTTCATCCTCCGCCGCCGGTTCCTCCGCGGGGTCTTCCGCTTCGGGGTCTTCCGCGTCGTCTTCCCCTTCGGGCTTCGGCTTCGGTTCAGCTTCATCCCCGTCCGGTTCCCCTTCGGGGTTTTCCATGGCGGCCAGCATGCGGCGCGCGCTTGCCGCGTTCGGATCGTCCCCTTCCGCGGTGGCTTGTAGTGCCGCTACGATCTCTGCGTAGTTCATTGGTAATCCCGTCCCTTGTGCGAGTGACGCGACCACCGCGTCGAAACTCATGATTTGATCAGCCAGGCGCGCCGTGACCGCGCCGGGGCCCGTGAACAGTCCGCCGTCATACGCGGACACTTGCTCCACCGGGATTTGCCGGCGCGCCGCTACTAGTTCGAAAAACGGCACGGCCAGCGCATTCACCAAAGCTTGCGTGTTCGCGTGCTCCGTTTCGGTGAGCGGTGTTTCGGGGTGCCCGTAAGTCTTATGTGTGCCGGATGTAATCAGCGTGACGGCCACGCCACGGGCCGCGTTGGCCACGCTCACATCCGGCCGCGCTTCGATTACGCCAATCGAACCCACCACCGCGTTCGTGGCTAAGAAGATCCGGTCCGCGGCCACGGCCAGCGCGTAAGCGGCGGAAGCGGCTTCCCCGCCCACGTATGCGATGAATGGCTTTCCGGCCGCGTCCGCCATGGCGCGCAAGCCGCGGGCCGTGTCGATCGCTCCGTACAAAACCCCGCCGGGGGAGTTTAGTTTGAGCACCACGGCGCGGACCGTGGGCGTGGCCAGCGCGCACGCGAAGCGCTCCCGGATCGCGTCGTAACCGTCTTCCCACGCGTTGCCGGACTGGCATAGCGGGCCGTCCACGCTCACCACGGCCACGCGATCATCCGCGGCCATGCGGATGTCACGGGACACCGGCGGCGCGAATAGCTCGAACATGGCCATGGGCCGGATCGCAAGCGGGCCCCGGGCTTCGAAGCGGCGCGGGGCTTGCGGGGCCGCGGTGACGTCTTGCGGCTTCATGCTGCCACCGTCCCGGGTTCAGCCACCGGCGGCCCCGTGCGCGCCGGTGGCGCGGCCGGGGCCGGTGCCGCGGCGGTGGTGGGCACGAAACCGTTTCCCGCGGATCCCAAGAGCTCCGCGGCTTGATCGTCCGATACGAGAAACGCGCGCTTTAGGATCCCGATCGCGGCGTCCCGCGGGAGCTCCCCGGCGGCCACCGCTCGGACGATCTCCACTAGGCTTGTGACTTGCGCGCCGTTCAAAGCGGTATCGCTGGCCGGTTGCCCGGTGGCCGCCACCGCCGCGGTTTCGCTCCCGGGGTCCGCGTTCGGTTCATCCATGGGTGCGGCCGTAGACGCGCCACCTTGAAGCAAGCGCAAGCCGCCGCCGCTAGCGGCGCGGCCCGTGCCGGTGGTTTCGTCCGCTTCGGGGATGCCATCCCCGTCCGCGTCACCAAGCACCGGGATCGCAAACTGATTGCAGATCGCGGCCACGTCCAAGCGCTGTTCCGATCCCGCGGCCACGAACGCTTCCGACAAAGCGGTGATCGCGGATGCCACTTGCGAGAATGCTTGCGCGGACGCGGCCAGCTCGGCCGGGGCCGCGGTGACGTATTCACGCGTGACGGCCGTGTTTTCGAAGCCCAGCGCTTCCAGGATCAACGGCAAGATCTGGAAGTTTTCAACGTGTGCCAAGACGTTGGCATCCGCTTGGATCAAGTCATTACGGATCGCACGGAATAGGGACGCGTTTTGGAATCCACTTCCTCCATCAGCTACCACAGTATTGCCGCTTATAAGAAAGATGATCTGTTCGGTTTGCTCCGCGATCGTCTTACTAAAGCACTCGTAGCCACGTCCGTTAGATTCAACGAGCTTACAGTCTTGGCCCGGCTTCAATAACATTGTGGTGTTGAGTCCCCACGCCGCTATTTGGTCGAACAGTGACGCGTCTTGATCTTCATCCGCGCCCACCGGGGAAGTCCCCACGCGGGCCGGGTTCGCGAGTTTCGACTCCCACGAACTACGGTATGACAAAGCGTGCAGTGTCACTATGTAACATTGCATCAAAGCCTTCCACAGTCCGCGCCGCCATGGCGTGGTCCGGCCGGCGGTGTAGAGCACGAACGCGGAGTCACGATCGGTGGGCCACACCCCGGGTTCCACCACCACCGGGCCGGCCACGGAATTGTAGATCCACGTGTTCGTGTCTATGCGGTACTGCAAACCCGCGGGGTCCAGGTGACGGAACAAAGGAAGCCCGGACGTAGACGGTTGGAGCTCCCCGATCGCGTATCCAAGCTTGATCGCGTCTTCCGAAAAGCGCGAACGCTCCCCCGGCGGGACTAGGTAATCATACAAACTGTTAGGGGTTTCCCCCGTGTCTGATCCAGCTCCCGCGATCACGCCTTGCTTCAAGAGCGAAATCGCGGCGGGGTTCCCGGCCCACTTCACGGGCAAACGGACAAGCCCGGACGTCCGCGTGGCCATAAGCCCTTGGGCCACGGGGTGTTGATCGCACGATTGGAGCAACTGGCATGCAAGCGTGAGCTGGCCCAAGTCCGCCGCTTGGACGGCCGCGTCCAGATCGTCCAGGTAGATCGCGGTGGACGTCATGCGGGAGCGGTACAAACCGCCACCCATGATCTCCCGCGTTTGCTTCACTTGCGGATCGTTCAGCGAACGCGCGCCGGTCCTTTGAGCTTGGCCGAGCTCATACAGCGGACGGGATCGAAACCATCCCGCTACCGTTCCGGAGATCTTTTGCGCGAGTGACGCCATGTGCTTCTAACACATGGCACTAATACAAAAATACCTGTCAGGTTATTTAGTGTCTGACAGTTAGCGGCGGCGGCCCGCGAACGGATCGATCGCGCCCGCACGTCCCCGGGCTAGCGGAACGTTACGCGCTCCGGCGGGCCGTGCGTGCGCGTGCGCGGTGGTGACCGGTGGCCGATGCATGGACGGTAGCACGGCGCGGACCGGCGCGATCACGGTGGTAGCCTTGCGCTCCGTTTCCCATTCCGTTCCGAACGCTTGCCAAGTTGACAATATGCACGCGTCCAGTTTGTCCGGGCTTCGGCCGAGCTCTTGATAATAGGTTTCCTTCGGGGTGATCTTGGCTTTGCCGCGTGCGTTGATCGTCCAACCTAACAGCTGGACTTCCTCCACTATCATGGGATCCGGCGGGAACGATCCGCCGTCTTTGCACCACCGATCAAAGTTGGCCGCCATGCCGTCCCGGTGGCGATCGTAGCTTTCACGCTCCCGCTTGGCCGAGTCGTGCGCGCGCTGGCCCCAGCACTCAAACACCCCGGGGTGGTGCTCTTGGTGGTATTTGAGCGTGAGCCGCAAGCGTTTACCGATCGTGCCTTCCGAATCGATGTTCACCACCGGCACTTCCCCACGCTCCCCATAGATGGCCAAGAGCTCCAAGAGCACGGCCAAGATCCCTTCGTCATCCAAACCGCGGTAGGTGTAGACCGGTTCGAAGATCCGTAAGCCCCGGCGAAGCGCGATCGCAGTGAGATCGCCGCGTCCTTCCGTGCCTTCCCCGGCGGGATCGATCCCCACGTGCAAACGGCCCCGCGCTTGCGTCTTGGTGTAGCGCGCCACGATCGATTGAACGCGTGTGTCACCAAACAACAGGGACGCTTCCACGATCGGGAAGTTGCCTTCAATGTGGACGGCCACGTGGGCGGACTCGGCCCCGTGTTCGGCGATTTCCTGATCCACCCATTCACGCGTGGCAAGCCCGGGGACTATGCTTTGGCCGGTCTTATAGTTAGGCGTTTCCCGGGACGATATATGGATCTTACACCACCGATCGGACTTGAACGCTTGCGCGAAAAACCCGGTTCGATAGTTCGGGTTTCCTAACAGCATCACCGCGCCGCCGGAAGCAAGCGCGCCCATGTAGCCCGCGAATAGTTCGTCCGGAATGCCGGAAGCTTCATCTAACAGGATCAAACACTCGACACCGCCAAAGCCTTGCGCGGACGTGACGCGCCGTGCGGTCTTACCGATGATGTACCGCGGATAGCGGGGATCTTGGGACTTCAAACCGGACTTGGATGTTTTCCCGAGCTCCCCATCCAAGACGGCCGAGTGTGGGCACGGCCGCGGCTGATCGGGATCCGCGTCAACGCAGTCCGCGCATAGCCCGGACTGCGCATGCAGCCGCCGGACTTCCGTCCATATGATCAACTCGATTTGCTCGGACGTGGTGGACCCGAGCAAGACTTGGCCCCGCTTGAAGCACGCGAACCGCCATAGCGCCAAGATCGCGATCGCGGTGGACTTGCCCACGCGCCGGCCGGACCGGACGGCGGTGTATGTGTGATGTACTACAGCGGTAATCACTTCCGCTTGCCGGTCCCAAGCACGTATACCTAAGATGTAATACGCGAACCCGGCGGGATCGTCCGCGTAGCGGGGATCGGGCCACGTGATCGAATCGCGCGCGCGCTTCGCCGCTTGGAGCGCTTGGAGGAAAGAACCGGCCAGCGTGGCCAGCACACGCGCCGGCCGGCCGCGCCGTTCCGTGGACTGCACGCTCATGCGTCAACGTCCGTGGGCGGAATGGGGACCGCCCCGGGGCCCGGGGACTCCACCGCGGCGAATGCTTCGATCAGCTGATCTAAGCATGTAGGGCATTGTCGCACGATTCCCACTACACGATCGCGGAGCTCCCGGAAGTGTGGGGAGTGGGCCATGCGATCCAGCGTGATCGGTTCTTGGGCTTCCAAGCTGGCCCGAAGCCGGAGCAAGGCGCGGATCTCACCGCTTAGACGTGCGGCCGCGTTCGGTGAGATGTCCGGCAAGCTGGCCGCGTAGCGGGCCCGCATGAGCTGGGCTTCCACTTCGCCGCGTGTGGTGCCTAGCGGTTCCAAGACCGGTTCCGGTTCCGGCGGGAGCTCCGGTGCGGCCGCGGGGAGCTCGGCCCCGGTGGCGACCGGTGGCGCGGCCGGCGGCGGCACCACGGGCCGGCCCGTCATGCTGGCCATGTAAGCCTGGAATGCGTCCGCCGTGGGCTTGGTGTCCAAGGCTTCGTCCCACGCTTCCACGGGGATGTGGTAGGAGGCGAGCAAGCGGGCCCGGAAGAAATCGATCGGGAGCTTCCGACCTTGGCGCCAGTCATGCACCACCGCGCCGCCGGCCGCGCCTACTTCGTGTGCGATTTCCCTTTGGGACGCATCCACGGCGCGGAGTAGCGCGGCCCCACGGTTAGGCGGCGGGAGCTCATAGCGCGGCGGCTTTCCAGGCATCTAACACAATGACAGTCATACAAAAATAACCGTCGAATAGATGTGTTAGATTTGCGTACTCTGGACCGGTCTAGACTTTATCACGCGTCCTAATCGAATCGCGATCGCGATCGATCGCTAGGACTGCGCACAGTGCCCACGCGTCCAGCGCCCCCACGAACACGATCACTGTGATCGCCACTAGCTCCGGGAGCTCTAGTCCCCATCCGTTCACGATCTACCCCGGTCTAACGTTAGCTAGCGCTGGCTAGCAGGTAATCAGCCTGATATGGCCCGGCCACGGCGACAGA